ATACTAGTAATACTAGTAATAAGACTGATATTGCTAGTATATCGGATTTATTCGGATATTATCCGAACTTCAGTTGTTTCAGAAACGAAAATGAGTTAAAAATAATATTTTGGAAATAGGAAAACAGTCGATGAATTTTGTCCAATATCTTGCCGCGATTTCGATGACTCACATCGTCGTCGGATCGTCAATATTTGGCCCAGTCAGGAAGATTGTTTTCCAGTCAGAAAAAAGATTGATGAAGCTGATTGCAGAATTGATCTCTTGTCATCAATGCAGTGGCTTTTGGATTGGCTCAATCGTGAGCATGTTGTTTGCGGTTATTGATCATGGATATATAAATTTGAGAATCGTTGCCGAATCTTTTATGATATGCGGTCCAGTTGTATCGTTGTTTGCGGATTTGTTTTATAGATTCAAACATTGGTTGTGTGAGAGGTGCGGATAAAATGCTTGAGATAACCACCGAAGTACTCAAAAAAGCTTTGAGAGATCACGGTTTTCGTGGGATGTATCCGGAATTAAGTGCTGAGATGGACAAATGGATTTCCAATCCAGACTGTCAATGCAATGCTCCGCTATACAACACTCTTCTGTCAGACATTCAGAGATTGAAGAGATATTTCGGAGAAGACATCGTCGTTGCTGAGCCAGCCATTGCCGTAGAACCAGAACAGATCAACAGATGGCAAGTGATCAATTGCAAGGTCGACGAGCTTGAGGCAATATTGCAAGGTCTCTCTCACGGTCCCAAACAGTTGGCAATAGCTCGTTTCAATCAGGACATAACAGTTGTCATCAACGATCCGATCTTCAATTAAGGCATGATCGGCATCGCTGCTTCTCTCTCAAACTCCCTCATATCAACTTTAAGATATTGCTCGCATTGAGAGATTTTCAATTTTGGATAGCTGTCGTATTTGTCAAGGTCGACGAGCCACATGTTCTCGAATTTGTGCATTCCCATCAAGATCGCATTTTTGTAAAATCTCGTTGCTGCAGGAAATTTTCCGAGATAGAGATAGACGTCCCCAAGCAAACACCAGAATTCTGCGATGTTCGCGTTCAAGATCAGCTGGGCCGTCAATATCTCGATTGCTTTTTGGTAATTTCTCAGATGGTTGGCATTGATCCAGGCAATGAGGTATCTCATGTACATCTTTCTTGCGTCAATTTCGGAAATCGGATAATGGTATAGAAATTTCTCTGCGTGATAGAGAGCTCGCATTTGCTGACCAATCAAGTGATATTCGATTGCCGCGTAGAAATTGGCGTCTGGGTCGTTTGGTTTTCTCTGCAATTCTTCGAGAATGATTGCCATGTTTCTCGCTGAAGATCTTGCAATGTTCTGAACTCTGTGAGTGATCTCGATGTCGGCATGATATTCCGGAGGTGTTTCGGGGACTACCTTCTCGTGGACGGCTCCGATCCATCTTATCTTCTCGACGTTCAAGAACATTCTCGTCTGTCCCATCGTCGTCGATCCGTGAATCAATTTGAATTTGTGCCACAGATTTTTCGGACCATTCTTGATCAGTGCCTTGATCTTGTCAATTGACGATTCCTCGATCGTCTCGTCAGAATCCAGCCACAATACCCAGTCTGATTTTGTCTTCTCTTTGCAGAAATTTCTCGCGTCAGAGAAATTGTTATTCCATGCAAACACGTGGGTCGAATTTGGAAAGTATCTCAAGCAAGTCTCGTATTCTTTCCTTGTCACGTCTCCGGTATATGCGATGACGCATTCTGCTTCCAATCTTTGAGCGCATTTCAACGCGTCTTCCAGATATGGTTCGTCATGGGTCGTGATGATGTTGATTGCCAGAGTGCTCATTATTTGTCCCTCTCATCACATAACTTGATCAGCTTGGCATAGTTAGATTTGACATTCTTATCATCTTCTAAATCCATGGCGACATTGAAGCAGCCTTTGCCTTGACTGTTCATGCCCAGATTGAGATAACAGTATCCGGAGAGATCATAGATCCACTTCAAGTACGGGTCTAAGGTCATTGCTCTGAAACATGCTTTCAGGCATTCGAGATATTTCTTCTCAGAGAAATTTTTTTTGGCTATTGCTTCGTATTCTTTTTCCATTTTATTCCATAATTTTTTTCGAAAATTTTTGAATTTGATATAAATTAGTACGTGTGAATTTGAATTTCAAACAATTCGAGAAATAAATGCCGTTAATAGCAAATCCGCGAACAAATTTATGTAAAAATAAAAATCTGAAGGAAGTATTTTAATTTTGACAGAGTACATCAATAACGTTTCGTTCGAAGAATTGATCGTCAAGTATTTGAACAATCCTGACGACGACGATGTAAAACACGAAATAACTATTTGCTTCTACTTACTATCTGACAATATCATACGAGCATTCAACTTCAAACTTATAGACAAGGAAGACGCTTTGCAAGAGGGGGTTCTGGCATGTCTCTCGAAGGTCGAGAGATTCGATCCAAATCGTGGCAAGGCATTCAGCTGGTTCACGACGATAATTTTGAATCATTTCAGACAGCTTTATCGTTCGTGCAAAAATGACATAAATTTGAAACGAAGGTATCTGGAGAGGCAAATCATTGGTAAAACGCAGACCATCTTTGAAGGGACATCTTCAGAGTTATCTGAAAATGTCGCATATCGAATTAGACGAAATTTTGAGCAATATTAGAGAACTCTCGATTGATCACGCAAGATTGGTCAAGATTCTCATTGAGGAAGAGGGTGTCTACACGAACAAGGGTCGGCTCAACAAGTCGGCCTTGTCCAGAATGATGTGCATGAAGCCGAAAGATCTCGAGGACATCCTCTACGATTGTCAGAGGGAGGTCGTGAAATGAGAAGGAATATCGAGAAGACGGCGAAGAATCAGCTCATTCCAGACAATATTAGAGAATTCTTCGACGACAACGGTTTAAATGTCGACATGATATTTCCTGAATCACCCGAAGAGAATCTTGACGAGAGCAATGCCTATTCCGATGCTCGGAAGATCGTCAATCTCGTCAGAAGCATCGACAATTCTGGATCTGTTCAGAAGGCTTTGTTCATGTCGTTCATCATTCAGCTGAGGAACGAGATCAAGAAGACGCAATCTCAGATTGCAGATTTGAGCAAGAATGTCGATAAAATTGAGAAGATCGTCAAAGACATTTCCGGTCAGATTGATGATTTGAAAGTCAAGAAGAAGAAAGATTAATTTTTTGAGTTGTAAATGATTGCCCTGTCGTATCTCAGAGTGAAGGTGATGTCGACGAGATCGCTCGAGGTGTAGTCGAGCTCCCCCCAATTGATGTTTTCAGGCCAGCATCCTTGGATTTCCCAAGACTCGATCGTGCTTCCGTGTCCGTCGAGAAGATTCAGTAATCCAGTCTTTTTTGGAGCTCCGGCCGTCGTCGATCCATCCCCAATTGGATGAACGATTCCTTGTTCTGGATCATAGAAAGATCTCATCCATTGATACATGTAATCGTCTCCGGCAATGTCGAAGACCGTGATGTTGATCGGGTCCCAGCTGGCTCTTGCCGGAAGATAGACTGTTTCGATGATGTGATTGACTTCCTGGGGATTCCAGGTAATTGACGGCCTGGCTGATATTTTGCAGACATGTCCCTTGTACTGGGAATTAGACAAGGAGACTACGAGGTTTCCCCCGTAGTCTCCCAGCACGAATGTCCATCTGAATTTTCTTTTGAAGATCACGTCCTCGTTGGACAATCTCCCAAGACTCATTCCAGCCATTGTTCATTCTCTTTCAGATTAAACGTTTGCGGCTCCGCCGGTCGCATATCCACCGTCTCCAGCAAAGAATTTCGCTCTGTCGAATCTGATGGTCATCTCGACGTCAGCCGTGTCGCTCGAGCTGTAGTCCAGATCTCCCCAGTTTGTCGAGGAAGGCCAGCATCCAAGAAGCCACCATGTTTCCATGATCTCTCCGTGGCCGCCAAGAAGTTTCAGGGTGATGTCCTGCTTGTACTCGGCGTCGTGATCTCCCATGTCAAGATAATCGTATCCGTCGATGGCGAAATCGGTCTGAGAGATTTTGAAGGCGCTGTTGATCCAAGAGTGAAGCAACGTCTCGGCAGCTGATGGTCCGCCGATCTCGTTGAAGTCTTTCACGTCGTAGATCGTCAATCCCACCGTCTCCCAAGTAGGCTTGCCCGAGATCCAGTGCTTCTCATGCAGGTGGTTGATCTCAGTCTCTTCAAGAGTTAGTGTCGGTCTGGCCGCGAC